AATGTCCGTCATCGGCCGTACAAACAAATCCGTCTGCATGGTTGATCCCACAGCCGTAATACTTGTCGGTCTGCTTTAAAGTGGTGTTCATTGACGTTTTCAGCGCGGACAGGTCAATATCGTGCGCATAAATCGCATCGCCTACCGTGTTTCGTTTCGCGTCACCAAGCGTCACCTTTGTTGCGCGTTTTTGCAGCGCATCGTAAGTAATGGCGCGGACCCTGCGCGTGATCGTCGTGCCGCGATACGCTCCGGTCACAGTATCGCCAAGATGGACGACTTCGAGATTTTTATATTGCTTGTACTCCTCGGTGTCGCCGAGCATTAGAAAATCAATTTCGGCGGTGACAATCGGCAAGTCGCATCCGGCCGCGTACATCGCGCCAACTCGATTCCACATTTCCGCATACATTTCTGTTGTATCGGGGTATGGTATTACCCCGTCCACCTCTTCACCCAATTTAATATCCGAAAAATGCACCGTCCGGACATACGGAATCGCATAGTCGTTGATGTGTGAGCTGTCAATATAGGTTTCGGGGAGAAGTACAACCGCATCCGTATCAGATAATGCAGACGGAATAATTCTAGTCGCCAACTGTGAAGCGTCCTCGGTCATTTTGAAGCCGGTCAGATTCTTTTTGTACGCAATTCTAAAACCGGAATCGGAGCCAATAGACGCCTTGACGTTAAATGTAAAATTGTCGCGTTCGGCCTCTCCACCCCACCGATTTAGGAAACAATTATCTTGCTTCTTGTCGAGAATCGATGCAAGAACGGACGACCTGACCGACCGCATGTTATTGACTGACGTGATGTCAGACGATCCGGAGAATCGCGATTCCGTGTCAGATGCCGCAAGGATTCCCGCGATAGCTTCCGCTCCGGTTTTTGCGTCCCAATAAGAGTTCATGATGATTGCGGCTGACAAATCATAGCTGATGTGCCACGCTTTGATTTTGATCCGTTCTGTGTCCTGATCGGCTGTCCATATGCGAAAATATTGCAAGGCTCTGTGACACGGGATCTTTAAAATGGCGCCGACCGTGCAGAATTCAGCGCCCGCCGCGCCAATCGGAACCGATAAATCCGCGCTAAAATCTCCGTTGATCTCCTCAAAAACGATTGCAGATTCGGATTCCACGCGGCTTAACCCGTTTGTTGTGAGCTGTGTCGGGGTCGCCGATTTGTCATATACGTAAATCATCTATATCTCCAATTCGGGCGCATCGTCACAGCAGACGCCCCGGTAAACGAAATAGCGATCGATTCTTTTCCGCCAATGACGGGGAACCCCACATCAGACGCGGGAGACAGTGTCATTCTATTTAGTGCGCTTCCGCCTGCGTCATAGCACGCGAACGTCTCTCCGCCTTCGACGGTGACAGAAGTCGAAACGGCTGTGATCGTCACAGTTTGCGTGCCGATTGTCAGAACGATTGTTCCGGATCCCGTGATTTCAAACGACGGATACGCCGGTTCAGATGACGGATTGACGATCACCTGACCGGAAGTTAGCGATATCGCTTGTTCTTCGTAGTCTTTCGCCAACGGGAAGCACTTAAACGATGTGGAGAATTCGAACAGCCCGGCCGTTTTTGTGGCGGTTTTAATGCCAGGGCAAGCGGTCACGGTATAGACACGCCTCGGTTCTGCGCTTGTGCAGATTTCCGTAATGCTCGACAGCCATTCCGCAGCCGCTTCGACATCTTCAGACGCGCACATAAATGTCGCGGTTTTGTCGATTTCTTCGTACGATTCATCGGATATTCGCAGTTTACCGGACCGGCCGGCAACGGAGAATTCTGAATATCTCCGCTCCGGCTTCTCTGGCTTTGGGAGGGTCAGCGCTTGCAAGCCGAATTCGCGGCTGTCAACGCGGTCGCCCATAAAGAACAAATCAGATAGTGCCATACTGGAACGCACCCCCTGTCCCGAATGTCGCGTCTGCGATTTCGCGATTGATCATGTCCAAAAGCTCTCTTGCAGTCTTTTGCTCCGCGCCGTTGATTGTAATATTGATGTTCGGCGCGTAAGTGTTGCCCGCCGCGCCTTTGTTCGCGCGGTATTCTTCGGCTTCTTTGGCTGTCAAAACCGACTCGCCGCGGTGCAGAAGTGCCGGAAAATTGTCGCCCGGCACGTAGTCCATGCCGACTTTGAGACGCGGAATCGTAGCGATCGAGATTCCTTTGCCGCCGATTTCCGGAACCCAGTCCGGTATCTTGATCTTGTTGACACCTTTTATAAAACTGTTAATCAGGTCGATGATTCCGTTGATAGGCTTCTTTGCGATTTCTCCGATCGCCAAAAAAATGTCTGAGAAGATTTTTGATATTCCTTCCCACGCGCTTTTCCAATTTCCGGAAAACACGTCTTTGACAAATTTAACGATTTCGTCGAATTTGGTTTTGAGTTTCCCGATGATGTCCTGCACATTTGTTACAGCCGCGCCGAATTTGTCGCCAATGGCCTTTCCTACAGATCCGCAGATTTCAGAAAACTTCTCAAAATTTTCCTTCAATTTTCCACCCATAAAATCGGCTAGTCCCTGAACGCCTGCAGTTACAAAATTGATAATCTCAACCAGCGGAGGAACCACCACTTGCACGATATTTGTAATGATTGCAATCAGCGGCGGCAAAAGGACGTTAATAAAATCGAGTAAAGGCGTAAGCAACGCGAGCGTCAGTTCGAGCAGCGGTTGAAGGAGCAGCAGAAGCGGCTGCAAAAGCGGAAGCAGAGAAGTGATAAGACTCATCGCGATCGGCAATACCTTCTCGGCGATCTGCAAGGCAACCGGCAAAAGCGCCGATAAAACCTGTGTAATAACCGGGAAAAGTTCTGACGCGAATTGCATTACAAACGGCAATAATTGCTGAATCAAATCAAGCAACGGCGGCAAAAGCTGTTCGGCCATTTGGAGCAAAACGGGTACGACGGTTTTCAGCGCGTCGGTTAAAATCGGAGCTATGTCTGCGATTAGACCCTGAATCATCGGGAGATTGTCAAGAATTAAATCGACAACAGACTGAACCAGCGGGACGAAGGAAGTTCCGAGGCTGTTCATCAGGCCGGACCCGGCCATCTGTAAAGTCGCCATAGAATCGCCGAGTTCGGCGCCGGATGCTACCGCCTCGTCCGACATTACCATGCCGTATTCGTGCGCTTTGGTCTTTAGGTCGTCGAGACTGCCGGCCGCCTGGTTAAGCACAGGGAGCATGTCAAGGCCGGATTTTCCGAAGACGTCCATTGCCAGTTTTGATTTGTCAACGCCTTCAGGAAGGTCTTGAAACGACCCGACAACCGTATCGAGCATATCCTCTTGGCTCATTCCCTCTAAATCTTCAAGGGAGAGCCCGAGGGAATCAAGCGCTCCGGACGATTTCAGAGATCCGTCCGTCATAGTCTTAACAAGGCCCTTCATACTTGTTCCGAAGCTATCGATTGACATTCCGTTTTGATCGAGGATATACGCCCATTCTTGGTATCCTTCAGCGGATACGCCTAAGGCCTGCGACCCCTCGTCAATCGCGTCCGCGTTCTCTGCCGCTTGCGTTCCGATATTGACCAATGCGCCAGCCGCCGCCACGCCTGCGGAAGCAACCATCATTGCGCCGGAAGCAACATTCTTAGCCATCGCTCCGACAGACGCGCCGGTTTTGCCCGCCGCGCCTTCGGCCTGTTTTACCGTGCTGTCAATGGCCTTGTTTGCGGCCGAATTTTCGATAAAAATCTCGCCGAAAAGGCTGAATAAACTTGCCATTTTACGCCTTTCCTAAATCTCTCTTGACCCGCGCCAATAACTCGTTCGGGTCTTCGTCGTCTGCTGTTTCTTCAGTCGTTTGCTCTTTGATGCCCTCTAGCCAGTCATCAAACCCTTTGATTTCCTTGTGTGTCATGGCGGACAAAATAACGTTCAGTTTCCAAATGCTCTTAATGTCTGCCATCGTCTCGCGCTCGTAGGCCTTAAAAATCAGGTCTACAAAAACGTAGGGAGGGAGTTCGAAAACCCCCTCCCCATAGTGCTGGTGTGCCAATCGGAGCGTGTCAGCAAGGCTGACCGCGCCCCTTAGATAAAAAAACTCCGGACGTCGCCGTTCGTAAACGCGTTTTTAAGGACGTCCTCGACATCCTTTGATTCCGCTTCTTCCTCCGTGCACTCGTACATCTCCATTACAAACGGAATGTATGTCGTTTTGGCTTTGTGGACCTTTGTCAAAACAAAGTAGATGACGGAGAGTGCGGCCTCGCTCGCCGCCGGATTATCGGTCTTGTCTTTTGATGGCTTTTTTGCCGACGCGATGGCGGGGGCAATGCTCTTTGAGAGTTCTTTGGGGTCGAGTTCCATCTCGTCAAGCAGTGCGGAAAATGCAAAAAACAGTTTTCTTTTCATGTATTCCTCCTTGGAAATTAAGCGATTGCTGTGACGTCAGAGATCTCCCAGATGTCGCCCGTGCCGTCCTTGTCGTGATGCCCCGTGAATTCGAGAGCAAGTTCGCCCTCACCCTTGTCTTTGTGCGCGGCGGATATGCCGTTTCGACAAAGTGGATTGAGAAGTTTGTACTTCTTGTAGCCTCCGCCGGCCATAGGGACGTAATACGCGACGTTCTTGAGATAGTTTGCATCGGGTATCAATCCGACTGTTCCGGGCGTTACGGAGGCCGTAGACACCGTGGAAAGAGGGGCAATTCCGGGAGCAAGAAAGGAAAGAATCTTCTGCGCGTAGTTGATCACCGTGGTTTTGATAACCCCGGTGATCTGGTCGATGACGACCGCGCCCTTCGTGGGGCCTTCCTTACCGTCATATTCGATATCTCGCATTTCGGTTGCACCTTCAAAGGACCCGCCTCCGCGCGTAGGCCCGAGAAGGAACTCGTCTGCTTCTCCGTCGTTTACATAGATGACGCCGGCGCCCAGGGTAATTTTTGTTAAATCAACTGCCATTTTTAACCTCCGTAAATACTGCCGGAAAAACTTTGTACCTTGTGGATATAATCCGGCTCTTCAGGATCCGATTGTTCTGAATCAAACCAAGGCAAGAAAATCCCGCCTGTGAATGTGATGACCTTCTGCGATAACGCGGCTTTTACTCCGTCGCACAGGGTCTGCATGGAGTCCGCGCTCGCGTGTTCCGACCTCGCCCAGTGATCGACCGTAAAGGATCCGGAAATGCCTCTTTCGTCTTCCGCTACCGTGAAGCTCGAGATCACGGATGTCGGGAAAGAATCGGGATCCGCGAGGCCGGAGTCGTCGTAATCAATGTTTGGGTAACTCACGCGGGCGAGCGCGACAAGCGCTGTAATAATTGGCTTAGTCTCCATCTTCTACATCACCATCCCCTCCGGCGGCCGCGGCCACTTCTGAAAAGAAGCCTTCCGGTTTTTTGTATATTTCTGTTAGCTTCGCGTAATACTCTTTTGCGCACGCTCCGACTTCGGAAGCTTTTGCTTTTGCCGCATTTTGAAGCGGCTTTTCCGGTTTCGTTCCGGGGCTCCAAAATTTTCTTCCGAATGGCGTTACTCCGTTCGATAGCACGCGTTTTTTATTCCCTTTTTTCCCGACTTTGATTTCGTGGGGTCTTGTGCCATTTTCAACCCAAGACGCTTTCGCGAACGATGTCGGGCGCCCTTTTTCTTCGAGAGTCTTTTCCGACCAATAGCCTACATCGGACCTTGTCCATCCGCGCTTTTCGCCCTTCGCAATTCTGCCCGTGTGTTTGGGGCTCCACGTCTTGACGGCAATAGATTTCTTCGTTGCGCCGGACGCAACCGGCGCGTTTGCCCTCGCTTCTTTGGCTATGATTCGGCCGGCTTTTCGCGTCGCCGCTCTGTTTGCGTAATACATTGCTTTTTTTGTTTCGTCTCTTCCGTCAACAAGCTCGATTTTTATTGCCGTGCTCACTGTGCCAATGCCTCCCCGACTACAAACAGAAACCCAGGAGCCGCGTTCTGCGTGCGGATGACTTTGTACTGCGTGCCGCCAAGGGTAAACGCCTTAAACGTCTCGCTGTATTCGCCTTCGCGCACTTTGATCTTGATGGACGGCTTAAACCCCGCGGCTTGCGCTTGATACGTTTCTGTCACTCCGATAACATCGCGCGTGCACTGGACCGGAGTGCCGGAAGCAGCATAGATGCGCTCTTTTTTCCCGATGGTAGACTGAACCTCAGATAAGGTCATGAAAGTGACTTCGATAAACTTCGGCATGTCACATCTCCTTGTAAAAAGGCTCGACAGACAGCATCGCCATTTGCCTTTCAGCGCTCTCCGCGTATCTTGCCGCGCTTGCTTCGTCTTCGGGATATGCGGCATGAACGAAAGTCGTAATGGCACGCCGGATCAGAACGTTGCTTTCGTCCTCGACCAAATAGACCGCGATTCCAATTCTCGCCATTTCCGCGCGAGCCTCTTCGATCTTGTCCGTGACATCCGCATCGTAAGAAGATGCGGACACCCCGATCGCTTTTTTGACCGCCGCCAAGTAACTAGCTCCCACTGCCATCTTTATTTTCCCTCCATGCTTTGAATGCCGCCTTGTCCGCTACCATTCGCGCGATGTGCCCGACGTTTAGCTTCGGATCCGCCCACAGTTTGTAACCGTGTTTCTTCGCGCGAATGCAAAATGAAATGTCCTCGCCATATCCGGAAAGAGGCGCGAACAGCTGTTTGTCTTTCGCGATTATGTCAGCCGCCATTTCTGTTTTCATCAAAACCGCAGCCATTCCGCACGCGTCAACCTCAAACATTTCGTCGGGGTAGTCGTCATATGCTTCTGTCTCTGCTTCTCCCTCAAAACCCATACGGATTTTTTTGTAAATGACAGGGGAAAACGGAGCCTTGCGCCTGAAACAAACAGCCGTTAAAAAGTCTCTATTCCCGATGGACTCAATCATGTCGATAAGCAAATCAGAATCAAAAACCATGTCGGAATCAAGCCACAATATGTAGTCGGATTTTTCGGCCACGGCGCTTTGAGCCAAATAGTCGCGCGACGCGTAAACCAAAGAACCGACCGAAAAGTTAATGCTCGTCTGTCCGACGCGCTCGAGGCGGGTAAGCGATTTCACGAAATCAACCGGCATATCTTCCATGCACGGGATAGCAACATATATTTTCATGTCTTCCTCCTAAGAAAACATAAGCAAGGGCGAGTTTCCCCGCCCTTGCCAGTCAATTAAGCAGTGGTGGAAACAAGGCGAACAATGGCATCGGTCTTCGCGGGCTTCGAATCGAATGTAGCGTAGCCACGGTAATCGATTGTCGCGTCGCGGAAGCCGGAAGAGTCGTTTCTCTCGACGCTGATGTCCTGAGAAAGGTTTCCGACGATGTCCTGCCAACGGCCAAGATAGAGCTCGGTCTTGCTCGTTCCGACATAATCGTCAACATTGACCGGATAGCCCAAAAGGGTCTTATCCGTGATGTCAAAAATCGGGCGGCCCGTGCTGTCAACGATCTTCTTGATGTTGTTGTACAACACCTTCTTGTTTACGAGCCATTCGGCATCGGAGTCATACGATGCCGGCATGAGAGCTGCAACAGATACAAGATCCTGATAGGTGTAGCCGGTTGTCGCGGTCTGAAGGATCTGGTTTGTTCCGGTCGTGTAAGTGATTGCAACAATGCCGTTCGTCGAGTCATTGATAATGTAATTGTCGATCGCGCGGGCGATGTCGCCGGACAGCATTTCGACAAGCCAATTCTCAAAGGCGTCAACGGACATGTTCGAAGCGTTCTTCGAAATCTGGATCAGTTTGAAGAACTCAAACGATCCGAGAACGACAGATACGATGGTGTCGGCAGAAGCTCCGACCG